ATCATTGATTCAGCATCAGAAATTGAAGAATTACAGCGCAATACAGCAATAAAAATGCGTCGCCTGAACTACCAGACTGTATCCGCAACTCATTGTTGTGAGTGTGGCGATCCGATAGATGAACGAAGACGCCTGGCAGTTCAGGGTTGTCGGACTTGTGCAAGTTGCCAGGAGGATCTGGAGCTTATCAGTAAACAGAGAGGTTCGAAGTGAGCGAAATTAATTATCAGGCACTGCGTGAAAAGGCAGAAAAAGCAACTAAAGGAAGCTACATCGTAGGGCATACATCTGTTAACCAGCACGGCAATTTAACAGGAGTTTTTGTTTGCCAAAAATGGAAAGGAGAACCCGGTGGCGTGATTGCGGAATGTCATGTTAACTGCCTGATTGAATCAGATGCTCAGGCTTATGCAAACGCTGAATTCATAGCAGAGGCTAACCCGGCTACCGTGCTGGAACTGCTGGATGAACGGGAAAGAAACCAGCAATACATCAAACGCCGCGACCAGGAGAACGAGGGGATTGCGCTTACGGTTGGGAAGCTGCGTGTTGAGCTTGAAGCAGCAGAGAACAACCTTATTGATAGTGAATGCCATGTTGCTGAACTGGAAGAAGCTCTACGCGATAAGCTGGCGTTACTTGAAGCCTCAGAAAAGCGCAACGCAAAATTACAAAGCGAGAATGCATACATCCGCAACCGGTACAAAGAACTGGACCTATTAATCGGGAAAAACATTCTGGTCATGCAGGCTGCCATTATCGAATGGCAGGCAACTGGCGACGCTAAGAGCGGACTAGCATGGATTTATAACACACTGTTTGGCCCTGGCGAATTACCGGACGAATCTGAGAAAGATGCCCAGGCCTACTTTAATCGCAAATATGCACCGATTGACGAAAAGCTTATGGCGCTTCACAAGTGGTTTTGGGAACAAAGTGAAGCCAAGCGCGCCGCTGGCATTCGCATCAAAGGAGAGTGAGATGGCGTTAACACACCGAGAACTCTGTCAGATTGCGTACAAGTTCCTTAAGCGCAACGGGTTCAAGGTTTGCTTTCATGACCGCTTTATAGCCGTAACCAGTACCGGAGAACAGCCAGATGCTATGGGATTCAGAAATTCAGCATCATGCCTGATAGAGGCGAAGTGTTCTCATGCTGACTTGTTGGCAGATAAAAAAAAGCGTTTCCGTAAAAATCCGTCTCTTGGAATGGGCGACTGGCGATTCTTTATTAGTGAGCCGGGAATTATTTCAATTGAGGATTTACCACCTGGCTGGGGATTACTTCACGTTGTTAACGGAAGAGTACGGAAAGTACATGGGTGGCCCAAGGGTAATTGCTGTTGGGGTAATCCTGACGATAAGCCATTTACTGGGAATAAGCAGGTTGAATGCGATTACATGTTATCTGCATTAAGGCGCATGGAGTTGAGAGGGCACCTTAATGAAATATATGACGGTGTGATTGTTAATAAGAAAGAAGGAAACGCGGCATGATCACTATTACCAAAGGGCGACTGCTGACAATCAAACAGTGGCGCGAAACATACGGACCTGGTAGCAACGTTGTACTGCCAGCAGAAGAAGCGGAAGAACTGGCACGAATTGCTCTGGCAGCGCTGGAAGCCGAGCCGATAGGTTTCCGTTGCAGGCGCAATGATAACCTTGGTGATTGGAGTTACGTATATCATCGAGAGCCAGATGATTTTGAGCGCAAACATTTAGTGATAGAGGGCATTTACGCCGCCCCTCCAGCACCAGTAGTACCGGAAGAAAAACCAATGCCTAATCCTCTTAGCATGTACGCGGTTGATGCTGTTGCCGCTATTGCAGAGGTGAGAGGCTGGAACGCCTGCCGTGCCGCTATGCTTCAGTCCGGAAACTTTCGGGAAAACAAGAATTCGTCAACCAATAATTTTCGGGAAATCGCGGAAACGTCAACCAACTATCCGGTAATTCCTAGTGAGGTGTTGTCCGCAATCCTGAAGGTTGCCAAGATTCGTGCCGATGTCGATGATTTTGACGGTGACAGGCGAGGTATCGGTGATTGTCTGGATGAGGCTGAGCAAGAGCTTATCGTTACCATTAACAAATATGCCAGTCAGTTGGCAGTAGAGCCGGTAGTACCTGATGACGTTCGAGTGCAGACAGCCGTTCCGCCAGCTCCGGTAATACAGGCTGATATCGCGCAATCAATTGAAAATCTCAAGCAGAAGTTAGTGGAATGCAATCGCTATAACTACTGCGCAGATGCAGTTAAGGGCGTAGAGGATGCCTGCCGCGCTGCCATGCTTAAGGGAGATAAATCATGATTAATCGTACCAAGCTGGAGCACATCCTCGAATATGCCAGACAGCAGAGGCATACTGGTCAGCATTGTAAAATTCCACCAGGGGATATGGTTGAAATCATGGAGATTGNNGATAAGCTGTAGTGAGCGAATGCCGAACGATAAACAGTATGTTTGGTGTTGGGGGAAGTCTTACGGCTGGACTGAGTGCGATACCTTCGAAGGGTATTACGATTGTTCGAGAAACAAATGGTGGGCAGTTACTGACAATGGGGAAGAACCGGCATCGAAAGTAACCCACTGGATGCCGCTACCGGAGCCGCCGCAGGAGGTGAAATGATGAATTGGCCTGAAGCATTCACCGCAGTTGGAGTTGCAATAGCGGTGGCATTTATTCTGTATTCGCTTTTCCGCTGGGGATAAAGGAATGTTCGCTCTGATTCAACGTGGTCAGATATACACGGACAGAGCCGGATACCCTGTGGTGATTACTCGCAGTACTCAGCACTCAGTGTTCTTTCGACGCATGGACGGGCGCTCCGGACGGGTACGCATTGGTGAGTTCAACAACCTGTTCGAACATATTGACCAACAGGAGTACCGCAAAATTCTGGCGGGCACTGAGCAGGAAATGCGCCTGAAAAAATTACGCGCAATGCAACGGAGGTGATACATGCATACGGCTTTTGAGTTCTGGGTTCGCAAGACATTCGGCAATCGCTACGACCTGACCCGTGATGTCGACGGCTTCTACTGCCGTGAAGTTGTGAAACGAATGTTTGACGTGTGGTGCCACTGCCGTGGATGAAAGTTTTATGAGGTTGGCATGCAGACAATCATCTATCAGATAACCCCCAGCAAATGGTGTACGGAGAGAGTCCTTATTGCATCAACAGGGCTAAAGCCCGGCACCATCGAGCGGGCCAGAAGAAAGTCATGGATGCAGGGAAAAGAATACCGCCATTACGCTGTAGAAGGTGATCCTGGGCATTACAGTGAATGCCTGTACAACATCGAAGAAATTATGCGATGGATCGAAAACCAGAAACAACCAGGTGCCAAAAATGCAAGTTCCGGTTAACCTGTTAATGCTCCTGGACGTCTGGGAGGTTTAATGAGTAACGCATCATACCCGACAGGCGTTGAAAACCATGGCGGATCACTCCGTATATGGTTTCACTATAATGGCAAACGTGTCAGAGAAAACCTCGGTGTTCCTGACACAGCCAAAAACCGGAAGATCGCTGGTGAACTTCGCACTTCCGTTTGTTTTGCAATCAGAATGGGGAGTTTCGACTACGCCGCGCAGTTCCCTAATTCCCCTAACCTGAAACACTTTGGTCTGGGAAAAAGAGAGATAACCGTTAAGGCACTTTCGGAAAAATGGTTGGACCTTAAGAAAATTGAGATTTGTGCGAATGCACTTAACCGTTACCAGTCAGTAATTAAAAACATGTTACCAATGTTAGGTGAAAAAAAACTGGTTTCATCCATAACAAAAGAGGATTTACTTTTCGTAAGGAGAGATTTGTTGACCGGTTACCAAAAGCTTTCTAATGGAAAGACTTCTTCCATAAAAGGGCGCTCAGTGGTCACGGTAAACTACTATATGACAACCATAGCTGGAATGTTTCAATTTGCAACAGATAATGGTTATACCTCAGGAAACCCATTTAACGGTCTGGCTCCCTTAAAAAAGTCCAAGGTAAAACCAGATCCTCTCACCCGTGACGAATTTATTCGTTTTATTGAGGCTTGCCGTCATCAACAAACAAAAAACCTGTGGATTCTCGCTGTATACACGGGTATTCGTCACGGGGAGTTGGTATCGCTGGCATGGGAAGATATAGACCTTAAAGCAAGGACTATAACCATCCGTAGAAATTATACAAAACTTGGCGAATTCACTCCACCAAAAACCGATGCAGGCACCGGAAGGACAATTCATCTGGTTCAACCAGCTATTGATGCTCTTAAAAGCCAGGCGGAAATGACCATGCTTGGAAAGCAACATTCTGTAGAGGTGAAGCAGAGGGAATATGGGAGAACTGCTGTGCATAAATGCACTTTTGTTTTTAGTCCTCAGGTAACAAAACAGCAGCAGTTGTCCGGACCTCACTACAAGGTTGACTCCATCAGGGAGTCATGGACAAGTATCTTAAAACGCGCAGGTCTGAGACACAGAAAATCGTACCAATCCAGGCATACTTATGCATGCTGGTCACTTGCCGCAGGAGCTAATCCTAGTTTTATCGCAAGCCAGATGGGCCACACAAACGCACAAATGGTATTCAATGTTTACGGAGCATGGATGAAAGACAACAATCACGAACAGATAGAACTCCTTAACAAAAGACTATCTGAAAGTGTCCCATGTATGCCCCATAAGAAAGCAGGGTAAAATAAAAACTTGCAAAATCAATTAGTTTACCCTTAATCCCTGTCACGTTACGCG